ACAGTAGTTAACTCTAAAGCTACAGAGCTAACCAATGGTCAAACATTTGGAGATTATATCAACATTCAAAACCCACACCCAACTGCCGCAAGAATCGCGCGACAAACGGTCGCTAAATTAGGCTATGCTATAACAGGTGATAAAGATATAATGTCAAAAGGGCAATTAAACTTTGATCATTCGCTTTACAATAAACCTTTTAATGCCATAGTTGTGTCAACTGAGAGTGAAGGTGGTCTAGATGATAGTGGTAAACCAATAGTATATAAAAATATTAATATAAGTAAAGTTGCACCACTTGGCCAAAATAACTCACAGCAACAAACTTACAACAATGTTCAACAACAAGGCAATCAACCAGCTGCTTGGGGTCAGCCGTAATTTTTATGGCTTTAAGGAGTGGCTTTTTGTTACTCCTTACTAGTTTTTGTATTTTAATTCTATATAAAAGAGTTTAAACAATGAATAGCAGTGAAAAAATTATCACAACAAAAGACACAGAAGAGCAATCTTGTGTAAAATCTTTAAAGACTTTATTAAAAGAAATAAAAGAGGCTAAATTTGCTTTAAGACGAATAGAATTTTTATCAAGAACTTTTAATGATGACCATCCACATTTAAAAGAAGTAGCTATTATTAGTAAAAATGCTTTAAATCAGATATCAGAGATATCAAATGAATAATACTAAAAATAAGGAATTTAAAAATTTTAATGATGTAAAAAATTTTATTTTTAAAGAATTAAAAAAAGAGATGGAAGACGTCAGATTTTTTCATTCAAGTGGTGTACTTAATAAGTATATAGAAGAATCTATTAAGTATAACAAATTATATTATACTTTTAACAAAAATTTTTTTAAAAGTTCGCCATGTAATAAAAAAATAAAAAAATATGGTTACACTCCACAAGAAATTGAACAGTTAATTTACAAAATATCAATTAGAACAATTGACGCAACTGACGATACAAAGTTAATGTTTACTATACTTGAAAGGCGTAAATTAAATTATAATTTTACCGATATATTTGATATAAAAATTTTAAAAGATGATACGCAAGCATTGCAAGTTAAATATGATAATTTAAATTTATTTAAAAAGTTTTGGTATTATGTTAATCAACCTTAATGAATATAGCGACCCTTTAATAGATGCTATTTATGAACATATAGAAGAAGAAGCTAAAAAAGAACCACCGCGAAAATACATTGGTGCATCATCCATTGGTGACGATTGTGAACGTAAATTGTGGTATCAACTAAATAAACCTGAATATGCAAAAGAGCGCAAAGCACAACTAATACTAGCCGCAAATGATGGTCATAGAGGTGAGGATTTGTTTGCAGCTTATATGAGACAAGTAGAGGGTATTGATCTTATTACACATGGAGCAGACGGAAATCAGTTAGGTTTTAGTGATTTAGATGGGAAGTTTAGAGGACATTGTGATGGTTTGGTTTTGGGATTACCACAAGCTCCAAAGACTAGGCATGTTTGGGAACATAAAGTCAAAAATGAAAAGTTTTATAATAAACTTCTTGCATTAAAAACCACAAATAATATAAAAGAAGTATTAAAATTATGGGATTATGTTTATTATTGTCAAGCTGTTATTTACATGTATTATTTTGAGTGTACGCGTCATTATATGACGGTCGCACAAGCGGGAAGTCGTAAATTTCAATCAATAAGAACTAATAGCAATACTGAGTTAGCTAAACAATTAATACAAAAAGCGAAACGCATATTATCATATACTACACCACCATTAGGTATTAGCAATAATCCTACTTTTTGGAAGTGTAAATTTTGTAATTTTAGTGAAAAATGCCATAAGTAAAAAAGGTGCAAACAATGATGAAAATAACACAAGTAGAATTTGCTAAATTAGTTAATCCACAAATAATTAATAATCGTCATCAAGATTTTAGCGATATGAATTTGTCAGGAAAAGTTTTTAAAAATGTGGATTTTTCACATGCTAAATTCAAAGGTGCGAGTTTGGATGGTACACAATTTAAAGAGTGTATTTTGTATAACACTAACTTTAAGGGAGCAACTATTACTGACACGACACTATTTCGTCATAACGGCATGAGAAGTCCAATAGAAGCTAAGGCACATTTTGATGACAAGCAAAAAGAAATTTTAGGGTATAACAACCAACAAAGAGCAAAATAATATGTATTACAATTTTATAACAGAAAACTTAAAAACCATAAATAGTGAGCTAAAAACTTACTACAAACAAAACGAAAAATTTTATTATGAAATGTTAGGTAGAAATGTTCACAATCTTATGTTTTCTAATAACACTTGGCTTGATATGTTTTTTAATAAGAAACTTTAAAATCATTGATTGGTACTATAGTAACTTTTACAGCGTCACCTTTAGTATCGTTCCAAAACGAATAAATGCCTTTTATATGTTGGCGATTATCTTCACGCAATATGCCAGCTTGCACTAAAAAATCAGTTGTGTATTTTTCATAATTTGCAGCATCACGTTTTCTTAAATCAGGATGATTAAGTTCATATATAACTACACAACGTTCATTCATTTGCTGGAATATCATTTGCTGGTCTATTGCTTTCTTACAACTTTCAATCCATTTTTTTACTTTTAGACTTTTTGACCTTACTATTTTAATCTTGCCTGTTTTCTTATCTTTAACTCTTCTTATGTTGTATTCTGTATTCACAGATGGTGGAAAAGGTAAGAAAAATTCTATTTTCATACTAGCAACTAACTTAAAACTTTACAAATTATTAAATTCAATATATAATATTTTTTATTAAAATACAATGTATTATCAATTAATTTTTTATGACAAGCAAAAAAATTGTAACATTTCAAATTAGTCTAGAAGAGTATAACGATTTAAAAATTGAAGCGAAGAAAAGGAAAGTTTCGGTTTCTTGGCTAATTCGAGAGCTAATAAGTAATTATATATCTAAATCAATTTAAATAGATAAGATCATGACGTATGAACCAGACCCTATGGAAATACTACAAAGAGAAATTTTAAAAAGTGCTGAAATAAAAAAGAAAAAAGCATTGCAAAAAAAAATAGCCAAAACTAATTTTGATAATGAAGACCTTATGTCAAAAGACTCCGATCAATATTTTATAAAAGAATATTTAAGTTCTAATACTTTTTATACAATTGATGAATAAAAAGCTTGCAAGTAGCTTTTTATTGTAATATAATATTTTATATCTAGTTGCTTCCTGCAACTATGTCAAGTTCCTTTTGACTTCTATTGTTTTTTGTTTTGGTAAGAGAGAGATGTAAAGTCTCTCTCTTGTTTTTTTGAAAAAAATACATTGACATTAAATAAAATAAATTGTATAAATAAATTACAGCAAAAAACAATTTAATTTTAAAGAGATTAGACCAATGAAATTATTTTACAACGCACTATTTAACATTAAGACAGCGTCAGGTGATCTTAATGGCATAGCAATGGTATTTTATTTAGTTGTAATTGCTATATTGACTACAGCTATTTTAGATTATTTTTCAAAAAATTAACTATATTCAATAATTTGCTTGCAAAAAGTTATACTTACTTATAATTTTTTTAGTAAGGTTGCAGATAAAATATAAAGAGGTTTGTAAATGAAAATAGACAATAGCCGTGATGAGTTATTTTCGAAAATGGGAAGGGCTACTTTAAAAGATAGGTATTTATTACCTAATGAAACATATCAAGAAATGTTTAAAAGAGTTTCTAAAGCGTTTGCCGATGTTGATATTCACGCGCAAAGATTATATTATTACATTTCAAAACATTGGTTTATGCCAGCCACGCCTATATTAGCCAATGGCGGCACTTCCAGAGGGCAAAGTATATCGTGCTTCCTGCAAAATGTAGATGATACAATGAGCGATATAATAGAAAACTGGCGCGAGACGTCTTATTTAGCTTCGCAAGGTGGTGGTATTGGTGTCTATTATGGCAATATTAGACCAATAGGTGATTTAGTTGGCCAAGATGGCGGCAAGACTTCGGGCCTTATTCCGTTTATAGGTGTTAATGATAGACTTACTACTGCAATATCACAAGGTAATTTAAGACGTGGTAGTGCAGCTGTTTATCTTCCTATTTGGCATGCTGAAATAGAAGAATTTTTAGAAATAAGAAGGCCAACTGGCGGTGACAGCAATAGGAAGTCTTTAAATATTCATCATGGTGTTGTTATAGATGATAAATTTATGGTAGCTGTGGAATCTAATGATGACTATGATTTAATCTCGCCAAAAACTAATAAAGTTATAAAAACTGTAAAAGCACGCCATTTATGGGAAAAGTTACTGTTAATGAGAATAGAAACTGGTGAGCCTTATATTGTATGGAGTGATAGATTGAAAGAAGCTGCACCAGAGCATCATAAAAAAATGGGGTTAGAGCCTGTGCAGTCCAATTTATGCAGTGAAATCACTCTTCCAACGAATAAAGAACGCACAGCCGTTTGTTGCCTATCATCTTTAAACCTTGAATATTGGGATAACTGGAAAGACAATGAGTTGTTTGTTGATGACATTATGCGTTTTCTTGATAATGTGTTACAAGGCTTCATTGACAATGCTCCTGACGTTATGTCAAAAGCCATAAATAGTGCAAAAAATGAGCGAAGTGTTGGCTTAGGTGCTATGGGTTTTCATAGTTATTTACAGTCTAAGAACATACCAATTGATTGTGCCGTTGCTAAATCGCATAATATAAGAATATTTAAGCATATAAAAGAGAAAGTTGACAAAAGTAATGTGTCACTAGCGGAAGAAAAAGGGGCTTGCCCTGACGCTAAAAAAAATGGAGACATGTTACGATTTAGCTATACTATGGCTGTTGCGCCAAATGCGTCTATTAGTACCATCACAGGCAGTGCGTCTCCTGGTATTGAGCCTTACAATTCCAATATATATTCACACAAGACATTAAGTGGCACGTTTACTATAAAAAACAAGCATTTACGCAAGCTTATTAAACAAAAATACCCAGAGCAGGTGGATGAGGTCTGGAGTGATATTATATCATCAGAAGGCGGTAGTATTCAAAATTTAAAATGGTTTACTAAGGAGGAAAAAGAAGTATTTAAGACAGCCTTTGAAATAGATCAAAGATGGTTAATAGAACATGCGGCTGATAGACAGCCATTCATAGACCAAGCACAAAGTCTTAATATATTTTTACCTGCGAACGTGGATAAAAAAACGCTAATTAAATTACACATGGAAGCTTGGAAAAAGGGCTTGAAATCAATGTATTATTTGAGAAGCTTATCAACGCAAAGAGCTGAAAGACTTAAAATTATATCTAGTAATGAAGATGAGTGTTTAAGTTGTAATTAAGTAAAAAAAAGAGTATTGACAAGTAGTTGATATTTTTTTAAATAAGACAAAAAAACAAGTAATAAAAATGATAGTATGAAAGTAGTAAGTCTTTTCGACGGTATGGCTTGTGGTTTGCAAGCCTTAAAGCAAGCTAGTATAAAAGTTAGTGAATATCACGCTTTTGAAATTGATAAATATGCAATTCAAATAGCAAAAAAGAATCACCCTGAAATAATACAACATGGTAGTGTTGTTGATGCTAACTTTACTGCTTTTGAAGGTGCTGACTTAGTTATTGGTGGAAGTCCTTGCCAAAACTTTTCAATGGCCGGTAAAAGAAAAGGCATGACAACTGTAGATAATATAGAAGTCACGACATTAGAACAATATTTAGATTTAAAAGAAAAAGGATTTGAATTTAAAGGTCAATCTTATTTATTTTGGGAATATGTAAGAACATTACGAGAAATAAAGCCTAAAAACTTTATGCTTGAAAATGTAAGAATGGCAAAAAAGTGGAGTGATCTTATAAGTAGAGAGCTTGGCGTTGAACATATCTTGATTGATAGTGCTTTAGTTTCGGCACAAAGAAGAAAAAGAAATTATTGGTGCAATTGGAAAGTTAATCAACCAAAAGATAAAGGTATACTCTTAAAAGATATTGTACATGAGAATACTTGGACTGGTGATAAAAAGTCTTATTGCATAGATGCTAATTACTGGAAGGGAGCTAGTTGCCAACAGTGGATAGATAAAAAAAGAAGACAACGAGTATTTGACGACCTAGAAAAATACATAGTCCCATTTGAAAGAACTTTGCAGATACTCGACAGAGAAACAAAAGCAGGGAAAATAGGGTATTTAGGCACTGATTCGCAAGGTAACAGAGTTTATAGCATACATGATAAATCAGTTACATTAACTGGTCAAGGTGGTGGAAAAAGTGGCAAAACAGGTTTATATTTATTTGGTCGCATAACACCTGATAGAATTATTAAAAGACAAAATGGACAGCGGTTTAATGACGGTAAAAAATTTTATACTTTAACAGCACAAGATAAACATGGTGTATTAATTGAAGGTTATATAAGAAAACTAACACCTGTGGAATGTGAGCGACTTCAAACATTAGAAGATGAATATTCGTTTGGCGTCAGCGACACACAGCGTTATAAAATGTTAGGCAACGGCTGGACTGTATCAGTGATAGAACATATATTTAGAGAATTATTAAAAGAGCAAAGAAAATGACTAAAAAAGCAATAAACTATGATATAAAAGGTATTCAATGCGATAATCCGTCGTGTGATTGGGAAGACCTTAATGCTGAATTTGAGCCTGAAAAATGGTTAAATAAACCATGCTCTAAATGTAGTGCTAATTTATTTACCGAAGAAGCATACGGGCAAATGAAAAATATGCAAAAGATGATCAATATTATAAATAGTGCAGTTGAAAAAACTGGTGTTGACTTATCAAATGAAATTTATTAAGAGTTGAGTGAGGAGCTTGAAAAGTTAGAAGGTATAAAGTTAATAAAATCTGGTTCATTTTTTGTATGCGGGGAAGAAGGTACTGATATTGACTTTTTTGCATTAAATACTAAAAAAAATGTATCACTTATCGAAAAACTTGGGTACAAAACAAACCAAATGGAAATAAATAAATACGGCGAAGTATCTGATTTTATCTCGTATAGAAGAGGACGATTTAATATTGTTTTATTACCAAATAAAAAAACTATGGATAAAGTGCGAGTAGCTTCTCATATTTGTAAACGTTTAAAAGTAACTAAAAAAATAGATAGAATTGCAGTATTTCAAGCTATTTTATACAACAACTTAACTTAAAGTAAAATAAACAATGCAAGGTACAATAAATCAAATACAGCAATGGGGTATTGACAAAGATATATTGAATAATGTTGGTATATACACCTTTCAAAAAAAAATGGCTCAAATATCAGAAACGCTTGAAGAAGTTTCTGAACTCAATACGGCTTTAATTAATGATAATAAAGCTGAAATTGATGATGCCATTGGCGATATTCTAGTTACCCTTATATTGCAAGCTAAAATGAACGGATTGTATATTGACTCTTGCTTAAATAAAGCTTATGGTGTAATTAGTAAGCGTAGTGGCAAGATAGTAAATGGCGTTTTCGTAAAAAATGAGGATAATAAATAATGAGTTTAACAATAGCACAAAGTGGATACAAACCAAGAATATATCAATGGGCATACGATGCTTGGCATAAACAACAAACATTGCATTGGTTGCCGGAGGAGGTAAGTTTTGCAGACGATGTTAAAGATTACTCTAACCTAACTGTGGAAGAAAAAAATCTTATTGATAATATTTTGTGCTTTTTTACACAAGCCGATATTGATGTTGCTGGTGCGTATAAAAACCACTTCATGCCTCATTTTAAAAATCATGAAATTGGAATGATGTTGAGCGCATTTGCTAATATGGAATGCTTTGATGATAAGACCGAGCTATTGACATCTAAAGGGTGGAAGCCTTTTTCACAAATTACTGAAAATGATATTGTTGCACAATATAATATTAAAGCGAATGAAATATCTTTTACTAAACCCAAGAAAATAGTTTCTTATGATTACAATGGATTAATGCACCATTATAAAAATGCAACGACTGATATTTGCGTTACACCCAACCACGACTTAATACTAAAACATCCGAGTAGTGGGGTTGTTTCTAAGCAAAAATCTTATAAAGGAAAATGGGGGGGTAATTATTTATACCCAAAAGGTGGCTCCTTAAAAAACACCTCTTATGATATAGATATGAATTATTACAAACTTTTAATAGCAATTCAAGCGGATGGATGTTTGCAAGGTCTTTGTCCAAAATCAGAACCTACATGGCGCACTTGTGATATTAAAGTTACCAAATTAAGAAAAATAAACCGCATTAGGAGTTTGCTTAAAGCTTGCGGCGTTTCTTACTCAGAGATAAGAAAAGCAGCTTGCAACGAAAAATATCAGGATCAGACTCAATTTACTTTTGCAATCCCTGGTGATATTGCAATAACTGATATAAAAAACTTTAATTTTATTGATTATAGTGTATTAAACTTTAAATTAGCCAATGAATTACTTGATGAAATTATATTTTGGGATGGAACTTTAGGGGGCAATACATCTTATTATAATACAAACAAACAAGCTATTGATAAGGTTCAGGCATTGGCCGCCTTAACAAACAGATCAGCAGGAGTGACTATTAACAAGCCTAAAGGAACTAAATCAGTTTCGCCTAATGATGGCAGCGAGATGCAACATAACAAATATTGTTATGTTGTTACTATATCAAAGCCCACTTGGAGAACATACCCTTATCGCAAAGAAATACCGTACAATGGTAAAGTATACTGCGTCTCTGTTGAAACTGAAAACTTAGTTACAAGAAGAAACGATAAAATTGCAATAACTGGAAATACTATCCATATCGATAGCTATGCTAAGCTAATTGATACTCTAGGCATGGGTGATAAAACATTTTCCGCTTTTGTTGAGTATAAAGAGATGAAAGATAAACATGATTATTTTGATAAATTCTCAATGAATAAGCCACATAAAGTAGCGCAAGCTTTAGCCGCTTTTAGTGCTTTTGGCGAGGGATTGCAATTATTTGCATCATTTGCAATGCTCTTGAACTTTCAAAGATTTAACAAAATGAAGGGAATGGGGCAGATAGTAACATGGTCAATTAGAGATGAAACTTTACATGTTGAGTCAATGATAAAGCTATTCAAAGAATACATTGAAGAGTATAAAGACTTTATTGACTTGAAATTGCTAGAAAAAGATATTCGTATTATTTGTGATGAGGTTATAAGCCATGAAGATAAGTTTATTGATTTATCGTTCGAAATGGGAGATATTGAAGGACTCACTAGTGGCGAGATGAAGCAATATATTCGATATATAGCCGGAAGAAGGTTAGAACAGTTGGGCTATACACATGATTTTCCAACTAAAAATCCATTAGGTTGGATTGAGGAAATCTTAGGCTTGAATGAACATGCTAATTTTTTTGAAACTAGGTCGACTGAATATAGTAAGGCATCAACAGTTGGCACCTGGGAAGATGCTTATGATGATTAAATTTTCAGATAAAGTGTTTATAAGATTTATTTGGAAAAACATGTACTTTGAACGTGGCACAAGATTTAATAATGGTAATACATATAAATATTGGCGTATTGGATTTGTTTTTATAAAAAGATATATGTAATGACTAACAGTATGTAGCCAAGGCTTTGCTAAAGCATTTTTTGAGGTTAATAAAGAATAAAATTACTGTGTCTAATTGTGTAAATTATAAAAAACGCTAATGCAAACTAGTAATACTGGCGTAAACGTTGTGTCAATTGTCTAAAAAAATAAGGATATAGAATAATGATATATAAAATTTTTCTTACTATTATAGGATTGCCAATATCTATACTATTTATACCACTTGGGTGGTGTATAATTATAATGGAAATATGCATTTTTTCTGCACCAGAGGAGTATTGGGTGAAAGATCAAAAAGACATTAAGTCGTTTTTATTTCCACCTTATACGCTAATTAAGAATGTCTGGGGCAGTAAATGATTTTTTTTAAGGGTCGGAAAGAATTTTTATTAAATTTTTTTATTTAGTTGTTGACTCTAATTATAAAAAGCTATAATTTAAATCAAAACAATTAATTGAACAAAAGGTATAAAAAATGACAGATAAAGTTTTAATATGGAGTATTGAACATGGTATGTATTGGAAACCTTTTTCTAATGGTTATACTGTGGGTTTGTGCGAAGCTGGTTTGTATAATAGAAAAGAAGCTAATAAAATATGTAAAAAAGCTAATTTAATTGGCGAGAATGAAAGAGTTATAGAACTTGATGAAGCTTTTGAAAGCCTGCAGTTACAAAACAAGCTACTTATCAATGATAGAAAGTTATATACACAAAAAAGCTAATAGCTTTTTAAATTCACTTAGAACACAAAAACAATTAAAAAAATATTAATAAATGAAACTTTTTTTATGTGATAAACAAGCAGAAATAATAAATTTATGTTCTGATATAGATGGCTTAGAGGTCGCTATTGGTGATATATTTGAACACCCATTTGACGCTGTAATGACTCCAGGTAATAGTTATGCTTTTATGGGTGGTGGATTTGACTTAGCTGTAAGTAACGCTTATGGTTGGGACGTTCAAAAAAGTTTACAAGAAACATGGATTAAGAATTGTGAAATAATACCAATGGGTGGTGCTGTAGGTCATTGGACTAATAATAATAAATTAATAGTTTATGCACCAGTGGCGAACGTTCCTATGAATCTAAATAACACTTGGAATGTATATTTAGCAATGAAAGCGGGACTTGAATACGCCAAGTCGTGCAATATAAAAAAAGTTGCTTTTCCTGCATTTGGTTGTGGCTCTGGCGGTTTAAATAAATTAGTCTTTAAAAAACAGTTGAAAGCGGCTATAAATGATTATAATACAATGAGACGTTTTAATAATTGGCAAGAAGCACAAAGTTATTATTTTGATTTAATAGAGGTTTAAATGCAATGTTGCTATATAAAACAGAACAAATTAGACTTAATAAAATGCGTAAAAGAATCAAAGTTAAAAAAGCATATAGTGAAAAATTAATGAATGTAATAAAAAATACAAATAAAGAGAAGTGACGATGGAAGGCTATGTCATAGCAATGATAATTGCAGGATTGAACATATTAAAAGATATTCCACTTGTTCATAGAAGATTAAGATCTGGTAAATCGTTTAGTTGGTTAGGTGGTTGTACCTAATGTAAGGCCAATGTGAATAGCTACAGTACACTTGGTCTTACAAACAAAATTGCTTACCAATTTTACACATAAATGTACATGACACACACACACACACACACACACACACACACGGAGCTTGCTCGCTGAGGTAGTGCCCTTTTAAACACACATTGAAAAGTCTGTGTTGTTAGGG